TGTAGACCTTCTGACCGCTCTGGACCATGTCTAGTCGTTTGTAGTTTGTGCCAGTCGCGTAGGTTCCGCGCTGGTTAAAGAAGTTTTGGTTGGTGTCGAACCATCCAGCGTTGGCATCGGTGTAGTGGCCAAAGCGTGCTTGAAAGACTGGGTTCGTCGAACTTGCTTCGGACACACGGAACTGTAAGGCGGTGGGGTTGAGGTTGCCCTCGTTGGTGAACAGGTTTTGCATCAAGGCTGGGAGAGAGAACGTACCCTGTTCGCAATCTTGTAGGTACTCATCAAGTACGTGCGTTCCCGTCTTATTGCTGCGGAAACTAATCTGTTCGCCAGTGGGCCTTGTGTACGCCATGTTAAACCTTGCCTGTGTTCTGTGACAATTTAACCGTTATCTCAGGGCAAGTCGTCCTCACTTATTCCATCCCCAACTTTTGCATCATGGCGATGATTTTGGGACGGGTGAGCGTGTACTTTTCGTCTCGCTCGTACTGTTGCTCTAGGCCAGACACGCGGTTCTTTAAGTCGGCGTCGTTGTACTGACCGTTGATTATAACGAGCTGCACCAGCTCGTCGCGCAGGGCGTTGGTAGCAAGTTTGGCTGCTTCCTCTGCGACTGCCTTGATGTACTGGCGCTGTAAGCCTGTGAGGTTGGTGGCTTCCTCTATGCTGGCTGCTGTTGGCTTAGTCATTCTATTCCCCTTGGCGCTTTAGGTTGCCCTTTTGGATTTCTTGCTGCATCTGCTCTTGGGGCATGACGCTGGCTCCGCGCATACGTTCCATCTGCATTTGTTGCTGTGAGGGCGACATGCCTTGTGCGGCTTCTTTCTCAGTGATCTTGAACTGGTCTAAGTCGCTGACGCCCATAGAGCGTATGGCTTCCTCTGCGATCTTGCCGACCTTGTATTCCATATTAAGGCCAGTCTGGTTCATAACTTGGAGCATGTTCATCCAAGTCTCGGCAGAGCGTGTGGGTTCTACTGGCAGAGTTCCGTCGACTATGAGGTAGTCTACTTCACCTTGGAGCATAGATATGTCGAAGTCGACGTAGTCGTCTTTAATCATATTGGTTAGCTCGCCGGGGCTGTCCGTCCCCATAATGCGCAAAGAACCTTCGTAGTCGAGCGCGTCTTGCAAGTTGCTAACCATCATACGGACCAGGGGGCGTACTGTTGTCGAAGACATTATGCGTGAGATTACGCCAAGTCTTTGGGAGCCTAGCTGGGTAAGTCGTTGGATTTCTGTCGCGGAACGTATGCCATCTGCTGTCGGCATACCCTGTTGGGCGTCGCTGGCGGCAGACACACGCTGTTTTAAGTCTGACATGGCCCCAATGTCGTTCCAATGGCCCCTAGTTACGTCGGGTATCTCGGCTATGAAGACGCCATCACCGGGTTTCGTGCCGGGAAGTGTACGAACTAAGCCCCACGGGTTGCGGTCTATTAAGTCTGGCACAGATACGGCAGTGGGGTCGACGAAGATTAGGTTGTTTAAGGCCGCTTGGACGTTGTCGATACGGCTGCGAAGTAGCCATGTGCTTATGTCGTGCAGGGGAAGTAGTAGATCGTATAGGGATTGGCCGTAAGTCTTGTGGCTATCGTGGTACAAGCCGCCAATTACGACGGGGAACTGGCGTCCGTAAGGGTTTAGACGGCAGTTTATGATAGCGCACTCGTCCAGAACGGTGACTAGCATCCATATCTGTTCGATGCTGGGTATGCCAATCTCGTATCCGTTAAACCTAACCCATGCTTCGTCGACTATTCGGCTCTCTTGCAGGGTGAAATGATAACCATTCTCCTGACCTTGAGGGTCGTCAGGGTTAATTGATAGGCCTCGGCCCTCTTCTTTAAACCAACCATGCGCGTCCCACGAGTGTCTGCTCTTTTCTTTACGTCGAAGGCCCGGATATTTGGATACTTTTGGGTATAGACCAGAGCCTAACAGAGCCGACGTGGACATATGGTCCGTAAATACAATAAATTGCATACGATCCCAGTCGCCCCAGTTCACTCTGGGGTCGGGGAAACAACGACGTGGGTCAAAGTTGACGATGTCGTTCGTCTTTTTAACTGGGTTCCACACGCATTTGGTGGGGGCAAAGCCATAACGTATGCTGTCTAAGAGCATCTGGGCTAGGCGTGCCTCGCCTGCTGTACGGCGCATGTGCTGGTGTAATAGGCGCTCTAGGATTTGTGACGACTTGCGGGACTTGCGGTTTAATCCTTCAAGCTGGAACATCGGATTGCGGCCTGTGAGCGCGGCCATGAGGTATGTTAGGACTGTGTCGCTGATAGCCCGTGTGTCTGCGACTACAGCCTTCTCTCTGAACTTTGTGCTGTCTGCTGGAACCCATACGTCGTGCGCCCTGTCAGCGTCTTGCCAGTGCTTGTGACGGCCTCTGATGCGCTCGTGTGACATCTTGGTGCAAGCACGAACGTAGTCGATCAGCTTCGTTTCCTGTTCCTCTGTGAGCATGTCAGAAATGTCTTCGTACTGCATCAGAGCTTCAGCGTGTTCTGATAGGTCTACGACGACGTCTTGCGCCTCAGAGTAAGGCTGGTTCTTGTAACGCATTATAGTTCTCCCCAGCCTTTAAACTCAGGCTGATGCTTTAGGTCTGTAGCCCACCATTCCTTAGTTTCAGCCTGATTGAATTGAGCCGAAAGAGAGGAAGCCATGTTGATTGGTCCGTTCATTAGTTCGCTGGCTGCTCCACCCATTTTTGCAATCGCCTCTAAGCCCATAGAAAGGGCGTCAATCTGGTCGTCGTGCTTGCCCGATGGAAAGGACTGGGCCTCTTCCATAAAGCTGTCGAGCCATAATGCACTATCTGGCAGATAAACTCGTCCCCCCTCTATGAGCGGGAGTACGGCGTTAAGACGTGAGACTTTATCGCTGCCAACTTTGACTGGTAGGACGGACATGCCAGACTGATTTCGCAACTCTTGTATGAGCGACTGACCGCTTGCTTTGTCCTCTATGTATAGGCCGCGTAAACCTCTGCCTCGCCACTTGGCGTTGAGGGTTATGGCTGCACGTTTAAGTTCAGGGAAGTCGTACTTGTCTCGGACTACGTCGAGGATGTGGATGTCGTTTAAGTCGTCAAGGCCAAGCACCATCATCACGGAATAGTCTGCGGTTTCAGTCTTTTTAAAGGCTGTGTCTGCCGCGATTATGACCGTGTTGCACTTGGGTACATCGTTAGTCTTGCGCCACCATGAGGCGCGTATGAGATTACCGCCTTTGATGTAGGGTGTTTGCTGGTAGAGGCTGGCAAATTCGCGTGCGTCTAGGCGTTCTCGCTTGCGTAAGTCTTCGATGGGGAAGCGTTCGCCCCACAAAGCCTCTTCTTTCTCTTCGTAGTAGGTGCGTTTTGACTTAGTTACCTTGCTTAGCTCGCCCTTGGGTATGTAGCGGGGGTCGTCCTCTGGCAGGGAAGCGACAGACGAAACCACTTGGCTCTTTACGCGACGGATGGCGGGGAAGTTTACGTGCTGCCAAGCGCCTTCCTTCCAGTCTTCGGTGTCCATAAGGCGACCCGCTAGGTCGTCAGGATGCCAGCGCGTTAGGATCACTACCTCTATGGGGGGCGTGCCGTCTGGCTCTGGCTGCTTACGTGTCGATAGGGCAGATATGTAGTACGACCACGTCTTGTTACGTTGTGTGGCGCTGTCAGCCTCTTCACGGGCCTTTATGGGGTCATCTATTAGGAGCAATGTGGCTGCGCGACCAGTGGTCGAGCCGCCCAAGCCAGTGGCGTAGTAGCCCCCGCCCAGTGTAGTGCGCCAATCGTCGACGGCTTTGCTCTCTTCTGACATGTGGAAGTCGGGAAAGGCTTGCGGAACGATTAGTTCGCGTGCGTGGTCGCGGGTCTGACGGCCAAAGGTCTTGGCTAGGTCTTGGTTGTAAGACGTCGCAAGTACGTTGCGGTTTGCTTTACGGGCGAGGTAGTAAACCGGAAAAAGCGTAGACGCCAGCCACGACTTGCCGTGTCGAGGCGGCATCGTAATAAGCAAACGGTTGCAGCCCAGCGTATCTTTCTCAAGGTTATCCAGAGTTTCAATGAGTTCTTCTTGGAACCCTGCGAGCTTAAAGTCTGGATATAGAGCTTGGACGAACCCATGAAAACTATCCCTCGCTTTTGTGATTAGGAGTAGGCGTTGGGCTGCTTGCTGTGGCGTCAATGACATTTGGTTCGTCCTCTATGGGGGTGTTCGCTTGGGCGGCAATGGCTTGTAGCTCATTGAAGGTGAGTTCGTGCGCGGCCTTGTTCTCTATCGCGTGTTCGTTGAACGAGTGATGTAGGTCGGGCATGACTTTGTTGAGCATCATGCCGAACAGTCTGACCTGTTGGTTGTTCCATTGCTTATTGCCGTCCAGCACTTCGCGCACGGAAGGCATTTGCTTCCTGACTACGTCGAGAACAGTGCGTCGTACTCGGTCAACTTCTATGGGTGTGACGGCTGCTAAGCCGCCAGTGCCATGAGTTTTGCTTACTTCTTTTCTATATGTCGCCATAAGTTACTAATCCGTCACAAAAGTTTGAAATTGTGGTGCGAAAATCCGAATACCCGGTGATGGGTATAGGGAAAACCGAACGGCGAAAGGGGGTCTACCCCCCCCTTTCGCCGTAGCTTTTGACACACTTAGCTCTACAAGTAGAGCTAAGCCCTTGTATTTACTACTAATAAATGTCCTATCTAGGGAGAATGATCTACCAAAACAGTGGTATCGTTTCAATCTTTGGTCCCCTCTCTTCAATTCAATACGGTTATTTACCTCACCTTCAGTCATAACAAATACTTACCTCTCTAGTCGTCCTTAGCCCCTCCGAAGGAGGGGTTGGGGAGGAAGTTAGTGGTCGATTGAAAATTTGGATCGACAGAAACGAACCGAATTGGGTTCAAACCACTAACCTAGAGAGGAACTACTATGTCTTACGTAATCGAAAATAACGTGACTATCCCTACTGGAACCAACGGTAGAGGTCGTCCGTTACCGACAGCTTTCGACCTCATGTTCACCGTTTCCGGTAACACTCGGAGAGTATCGCCAAAACGGGCTGCTCACAAAGACTACGACATCATGGGTATCGGTTCCATGACCGTAGCTAACGCCTTCGTCTTGGAACACGAACACCTCGGTAGACATGCCAAACCAGTCGGCAACGCTATCATCAAGGCTCTCAAGGGTCGTATAGCTGACGGCAAAAACCCAGACCTTGCACAGAACGCTATCGACAGAATGATGCACTTCTCGGCTTACCTGTCTGGTGTAACTCCTACGGCTCCTGTCGAAGTCGAAGCTCCTACGGCTCCTACGGCAGCTCAACTCGGCAAGATGAAGAAAGCTGACCTCGTCGCAGCGTTCTTGGCTCTCACAACTGCTTGATACCATCGACGTTCTGACCACGGCGCAAGTCGTGGTTGGAGCCTCGTCGGTAAGTGCTTCACACGAAGCATTTTCCGATGCGGTTCCCGTATCACAATGGTTCATAAAGGAGTTTTACATGAACTTTATCCAAACTATCGAAGGTCAAATTTACGACCTGCTGACAGACATGCACGCTTTGGACGATTGCGTTCGCTCAGTCACCGACAATGACCGTCCTTATCGTGACAATATGTACTGGGCAGCTCGCGGCATGTGCCGTGTGCTTTGCCAGTTCACGAACGACAGTGACGAAGCTGATATGTTCGACAGGATACAGCAGGATGTCTTGCAGCGACTTGCCAACGACACGGCTAACAAGGAGGACGATGACCGTGAGGAAGTCGCCGCTGCGGTGAACTCTGCGGCTGCTACCTTCGAAGACATGTTCGCCACTTTGCGTAAAGGTGAGGCCGCTGTTGTCCCAGAGGTAGCGTTCGAACCAGCCAACATCCCCGACGTGACGGCTGCACCAGCCAACGACGAGGTGTTCTTCTAAGTCGAAACCTACAAGAGAGCAGCGTCCTCGTGGCGCTGTTCCGTTGTGCGTTTTGCGTACTGAAACCCCAACACGAAGGGAAAAGACGATGGCTTTAACGACGATCACGAGAGCTTTGTTCACCGAGCAGAGCAACACACACCGTAAGCAAATCGGGACGTTCACATACAATTACGGAAGCGTGGCGTGGAACCGATCAGACGGCT